GTAAAATTTTCTTAGAAATTTAAGATACAATAATCTGGTTGTACTTCTAATTGGATTTCTTGAGCAGAATTTTCTTGATCCCAACTATACTCTCCGAAATTTGCCGAAGTTATAATTGCACCTTTGATAATCCATTCAGATACAATATCACCTACTGGTCCTAGTACGTTTAATGTAAGATCTTTTTTATAGAAATCACTATATCCGTCTCTACCTGTTACTGATTCGTGGTGTAATCTAACCCATTCCATCACTGCCTGAGCACCTGAGGGTGTAATTGGATCAAATAACGTCATTGAAATAGGGTTCCATGTGGATTTACCTTTTACAAATCTTTGAACGTTAATATGATTTAAAGCTACTGTGCCTTGTGTTATTGTTACCGCTCCCATACCTTTAATTTGGTAAGATGGAATCCCATCTACATAGAGGATAAATCTATTCTTTTGTTTTGGCTCAAAAGCTGTGAAAAATATTTCGTTTGGGTCTAATACTGCCATTTTATTGTTTTATTTATTTTATTATAAATATTCTATTCTTTTGTTTTTATGATGGAAATGTTGCTCCAGTTGGTAAAACGTTGAAATCTAGAATAATGAATTCAGCTGTTTTGGTTGGTTGTAAGTAAATTTGACCTACTAGCTCATTTCTGTCAATCACATCTGGTGTGTTATTGTTAGCATCCATTACAACTTTAAACGCGTATAAACCTTGTCTTTGTTGTACTGATTCTAAGTATGGGTTAACATTTGCTAAGAAATTATTTCTTGTGCTAATTGTATTTTGTTCAAATACTAAATTATCCGATACTTGTACTATATATGATTTCAATGAAATTAACAATCTACGAACATTTACTCTATCGAGTGCACTTGCTCTTTTCTGTAGTGTTTTTTGTCCAAATACTACAACTCCACTTCCTGGGAATGTAGCTATTGGGTTAACATTTGCTTCATATAAATTATCTCTATTACCTGATGTTAATTTTCTTTCTGCTTTTACTACGTTACCTAACGCGCCTCTAACGAGACCTGCTGGAGCGAACCATGGGTCCGATGAAGCATCAGTGAATGCGTATACCCCCGGTATAAACACAGAAGCTGGCGACCAAACGTATTGGGCGTTGGCGTCAATTGACTGTAACCAAGGCCAGTAAGTAGCTGCGTATGAGCTATCAAATGATGACGCTTGTGTTACAACTGTATTTACTGTACTGTTATAAGGTACTAGATCTACTACTGCGATACAATCTGTTCTAGATTCAGCTAAATTTACTAATTTAGTTACTACTGGAGAGTGTAAGGCAAATGAATTTATTAAACCTGGTGCTGATATTACATTAAAGCTATAAGCATCTGTATTTGCTAATAAATTTATTGATTGTGTATATTCTGCTGCTTGTATTCCTTGAATATTACCATCAGTAATATTTTCATTAAATTTTACAGGTGAATTGTCGGCGTTGATATTTGTACCAACTCCTCCTTGGAATGAACCTGATCCTGGGTTTGGAATACTAGTATAAAATGCTGTTTTTGCAGCACCATTATTATCGAAATAATTTGGTGTTGGAGATCCAACTGCACTTACAAATACGTAAGCACTAGCATTTGGATAATCACCATTTGATTTTACGTAGTAATCTGTTCCGTCTTGTTCTACTGTATAGAATGTATTACCAATGACTTTTGCTACATAATTTGCAGCTGTCGGGTCCATTGATAAGTTGTTATATTGTTCTAATATTGATTTTTGTGTTGCTGTATCATTACCACGTCTGATAGATAGTGAAAATTGTCCAGATCCAGTATTGGCTGAAGTTATTTCCCATCTTACGTTGTTTTTAGTACCATCTGTTAATGTGCCATTAGCACCATCAACTCCTGCTTGGTAATTATTTGCTACTACACCTTCAGAAATAGTTTTTAATGTAAAAGCTGACGCTCCTACTATATCTGATGCTGTTAATGTGATTTCAACATTAACCGTTCCACCTATTATACCAAGAGGTAAAGTTAATACTTCTGTAGCTGCATAACCTGTACCTGCTAGCCATTTTATGCTAGTAACTACTCCACTAGCAACTGTGACGGTTGCTGTTGCAGTTGTTGAACCTCCTCCACCTGTAATTTGACCTGGGGTAGTAGTAAGAACTGCGTTAGAAGCATCTGCTGTATTCGTTGTTATTGAGCCGCTCGCTTGAATGTTTGTATCTAAGGTCCCTGCAGTTACAACATTATTCTCAATGGAGGATGAAGCTTCCGCCCATCCTGCTGATCCACTAACTACTCTAGTGACTAGTAATGATTCACCGCCTTGTGAGAAATAGTTATTTGCTGCTGCCGAGTTTAGGTATGAGTAATTTAGTGAGCCACTTTCTACTGAGCCCCCAAATATAGCTTCGTATTGCGAGAATGAAGACACTGCTGTTGGGATTCCAACTGGACCCAAAATTGCTGGTCCAATTATTGCTGCACCGAATGTGATCGGTGGAGCCCCAATAAAAGATTGGTCATTTTCTCTTGCTAATACACCTGGAGATATTAATGTTTCTGCCATTTT